GATTTTACCTTAACAGGAGTAAGCCATGCAAGAAATCACGCACGAGTACGTCAAAAAGATGTTTTCCTACCAAAATGGTCACTTATTTTGGACTAAAGAAAAAAAGAGCGTAGACCATAATTCACCCGCTGGATATGTAGACCCAGAAGGATACGGGCAAATATCCTTAGATTTTCACAGGCTAAAAACGCACCGTTTAATTTGGTTTTGGCATTACGGGCAGTGGCCTAAAGAAGAAATTGACCACATTGATGGCGACCCTCACAACAATAAAATAGAAAACTTGCGTGACGTTACAAAACAGCAAAATATGCGTAACCGTGGCTCTAACAAGAACAACAAACTAGGTATAAAAAATATTTGCTGGAGCGAGCAAAGACAATCCTATGTTGTCCAGTTTGATGGCACTTTTAGAAAGCGGTTTAAGACTTTAGAAGAAGCCATTGCGGTTGCTAACGAAATGAGAGCGAAGCGTCACGGAGAGTTTGCTAGAGAAACAATCACCCCAAGACAAAAGTTCCTGCGTTCTCTTACAAGCAAAGCCTAAAAGATTAAAGTTGCGATAAAACCTTTAAAAGCGTAATCAATGAGATGCACACTAACCAAAAGACCGTAGTCGGATGTTTTTTAAAAAATTCAAGCCAATGTTTCATTTCATTGCTCTTTGAATCAAGCCTTTTAAATGGCTTGGCATAAACGCCGCAGTACCCACCGCTTGACCCAAACCCGAACCAATCGCACTAGGTAAACCCTCATCAACTGGCGGCGTAAAACCACCATTTTTGAGCCATTCAGTGCCGCCCATAGGCCGATCACCAACTGGCACACCAACATAGCGAAGGCCGGAGGCAAGAATATCAACAGGGTCACCCACAGCAGCATTTGCCACGCCGTTTGATGTTGCTTGTACTCCATCGCGTAGAGCTTTGATGATTGAACTTTTGTCCATTTTTTTACCCTTTAATACCCTGGAAAGTTTCCGTCAATTATTGAATTTGTTGACAAAAGAACACTGCCATACTGAGGCGATAGCGACAACACGGGCGCACTTTTATCGGTAGCCTTTTCGCCTTCTAACAAGCCTCTAAACTCAGCAATATCAAAGGACATATCCAGCCCTTTCGCTTGTTTCCATTGCGCCTTCAATCCCACAGTCAACAGCGAATTAGTGAAAACAAAGGTGTCGGTATCAAGCGTGACCTTTTCTTTTCGTGTGCCATCTACGCCGATTACCCAACCTTTAGAAATGTACTCAAAGGCCAAAGTTTCGCCGTTAGGCGGGCTTGGGTTTAGCGTTAGTTTGTTTTGCAGGATTCGATAGCGTTGACGTGGGCCAGCAGAGACAATGCCGCCTTTGTAGGTCTGCCATTCTTGCGATGAGCGCGGCCCAAGCAACGGCCATCGAGTAGTGCGATTCCACTCAGTTGATGCGATTTGCCAGTTCCAATCCGAAGGCATATCAAACTTATTCTGCGAGAAAGTTAGCGTTACAGTGCCGCTTTCATTGGCGTTCATGTCCATTGTCACGGTTGTTGCGTTGTTGACCGTCACCACTTGGGCAAATGGTTCAATGCCCACGCCCAAAATTGTAAAGTCGGTTGTTACTTGCGCCGTGCTAGAAATACCAGTAATCGTAGGGCTTCCCGCAGTAATAGTGCCCGTCAACTGAAACGACTTAGTGACAATGATGTACTCATTATTCATTAACTGCCATTCGGATTGACGGGTAATGTCAGCGCCTAGACGATTCAACAAAGCACTTAGCTGACGAATGTTAGGGTCAGTGCTGCCAATAACGAGCGTAGGCCGTTGCAAGGCCAACTCATCCGCAACTTGTTGAATCAATTCTAAGGCGCTGTAACTCATGTTGTTTCTACCTCTTTAACGGGGCGACCACGCTTCTTTTCAGAAACGTCATTCATTTGTCGTTGCAAGTCTGCAATCATGTCTTTTAGGCGTTGATTCTCAGCAGCTTGGGCAGTCTCTCCCGCCGTACCCGCCGCCGCTACTAGATAGGCTTTTGCTTTGTTTCGCAAGTCCATGTAACCCATGCCCATGCGCGATACGTTAATGTCGCTTAAAGTAGCCAATTGCTCGACCGTGTGAATCTCGAAATACTTGCACTCTTTGACCATCGAGCGTGTCATCTGAGGCCATTGCTCTAAAGGTGTACCCACATGGCCTTCGGCTTCGGAAGCCTCAAATCGTTTCCACGCTAAAGGGAATTGCGCTTTATCAGCGTCACTCGCTTTGCGTTCGATGATGTTATGCACATCGCCTGGGACTACAATTTTAATGAATGGCACGTCACGATAAACGGGGCGACCTAGCTTTTCGCTTTCGGCCTTCATTTCTACGGCTTCAATAAAAAAAGTGACAAAGAGATTAGATTCTTGGGATAGTTGAGGATGGCTCACATTATTCCTTTGGTTGATTGAAAAAAAGCCACAAAGCGTTAACCTTGTGGCCTTTATTTTACATCAGCGAGATGTTATACGCTAGCCTTAACAAACCACCCGTAATCGTTAACAGCCATTGCATAAGCAGGGCTTGTGTAAGAACCGCCGGAAGATGTAGCAGCAAAGGTTGTGGCGTTGACCGTGCAAACAGCAGTGGAGGCAGGAATTGCGCCGCCAGCTTTTGCATACACGGCAAACTTGCCGCCTGTGGTGTGTTGAATAGTACCCAAACGAGCGTCAAGAACTTTACCAGCAGCAGCGTCAGCCGCAGTGGTAATGGTGTTCAAATCGGCGCCAGCCGTGGGGATTGTTACGAAAGGTGAGGCCATGATAAAAATCCTTTAAAAAAAATGAGGCAAAAGAAAGGGCCGAAGCCCCTTCATTAATCCGACAAAACGCCACTGAACTGTGGGCCTGAACTAGTGAAAGCGCCAGCCCACCCGTAAAGTTTCACAACAGCGTCCTGATTTACCGATTGGCGGTCGCCACCGATAGCAGTGAAGTTGCGGTCTTTGTGGGGGCGCAAGAACATAAACTTCGAGTTAATGAAGTACATGGTGTTAGTGGGGATAGAACCACCGATACCACCGTCCAAGAACACATCGCAGTTCAAGCCAGCACCCATGTACTTGATCGAAGTGAAACCAGCAGCCGCGCTATCTTCGGAGGTCACGCGCTGAATAGCTTGCAACGATTCCAAGAAAAAGCGGTAGTAGTTGTTATCAGCAACAATCATGTCGGGGCGGTCAGTACCGCGCACCAATTGAACGGCCACGCTGTTCATGTACGACTGCATATTGGTTTTATCCGCAGCAGCGCCACCAGTGGTAGTCGCATCAAAAGCCACATTGCGCCAGAATGTCCAGTTCGCACGGTTGATGCCGCCGTAGGTTCCCGATGTAGGTGTTTTGCTGATAGCAGCAGCCAAGCCAACCAAGGCTTTGCCACCGTTACCAGTACCGTCACCGTACAAATCAGAACTGACTTGGTTGAGCAATTGACCTTCAGCCACTTGGATGCGGCCTTCCAGCAAGTCAATGATCTGTTCTTTGCCGCTGTTTTGCAACATTTCAAAGCCGCTGATTGATACCGCCGCAGCGTACTGCTTGAGGTCAAACTGAGCCGAAGAAATGGGGCTGTTAGGCGTAATGTCGATGGTATCGTAACCGGAGTACGAACCAGCGTTTTGTGTTGAAGCATCGTTGTAAACGATTTCTTGACGGATGGTAGAACCACCGCTAACGGGCTTGACGTTGCCGCGTTGCTTCATTTTCATAAGCAATGCGTTATTTTTTGTCAAATTGTCAGCCAGTGAGCCGGAACGACTTTCGATTGTGGTCGTCAGAATGTCTGAGATATTGGCGAATGTAGCCATGATTTAGATTCCTTAAAAATTTACTGAGCAAATTGTGATTCGAGAAGGGCTCTCAAATCACCACCATTGGGCTGTGACCCGCTAGAACTTGGCGAACTGCCTTTAACACTCACACTGGCAGTTTTTGCCCGTTGTGTACGTTGGTGCTGTTCATAATTCCGTTGTGCCTCAATCCGTTGCTGTTCGATTAGGGTTTGCCTAACATCAGGACGCATCCAGATAGCCATTTCGTAGGCTTGTTCTAGCGATTTAGCTTTGCCGGTTTCCAGCAAATCAGCCATATCGCCACGCACGGCCTCGAAGTGCGTTTTATCAGAGCCAGCAAACTGAGTTAACTCATGGTTAGCTTTCGCTTGCTCTTGCTCTTGAATACTATTTTGCCACATTTGTTGGGTTTGGCGCAACTCATTTAATTGTTGCATCAAATACTGGGTTTGTGGGTCTTGTTGGGGGATATTCTGCACCTGGCCAATATCAATGCCGTATTGTTGGGCAAGGCTTTGAAAATACTGCGCTTTTGCCATCGGGTCTGCATAGCGCAAAGTGTGGTCAGCCTGTAACAGCTTACTAATAGCCGTAGGTGCGTCAACGCCCAATTGTTGAAGGGTTTGGGCATAAGGGGCAACTGCTTGCTCAAAAGACCGTGCTTTTTGGGCATGGCTTTTGTATTCTTCTAGCCCACGATGGTAGTCTGACTCTCTCCGATTTGCCTCGGCGGTCAGAATCTTAATTTCTTGAGGCGTTAACGCTTCGCCACGTTCAGCCTTAATATAAGCGTCTTTGGCTTCGGGCTTCCAGCTTGACGGGGCTTTAATCTCGACGGGAGGCGGTTCGATAGGCACATCCACAGGGGTTTCTTTAGCCGCGTACTTGCCTTGTTCGTCACGGTTAACAGGGCTTTCAGACTCCACAACGGGGTTTGACGCTGGTGCGGACTCCACAACGGGCGTATCTGCCCCTGCAAAAGCATCTTCTAACGCGCTTCTAAGATCGGACATAAGAGGTTTTCTCTTTCTATGGTTAAAAAATCAGTAGCCTAGCTTCTGCATGGAAGTATGAATATCCCTTCGCAGGGCTTCACGGTCAACTTTTGGCGCTTGTTTGGTCAGGTGGGCTTTGGTTTCGTTGCCAATTTCCACCAGTCGGTGAGTTTTTAGGTGTTCCCGATGCGTAGAGCGTGAGCCTATCCATTCGCCTGTTTGCATCGATTTATAGCCTTGGATGTCAGGCATTACATAAACCTTGGCAGAGGGTGAATAATCCTGCTTTGGGACTAATTCGCCTGTTTCCTTGTCAAAAACATAAGAGCCACGTTCTGCGCGTTTATTGCCGAAAATAGCGTCAAAGCCTTTGTCGAAAGCGTCTTTGTCTGTTGGTCGGGTTGCATCACCCTTGCCAGCCTCTGAATATTGCATAAGGGTTTACCTCACATTAATAACAGCATCACTGCATCTGATTCGTCTTCTTCGTCTCTAATGCGGCGAAGTTCTAGCGTAATTATAAGCTGTTTTGCTATAAATTGCGCCATCTCATAACTTTGCGTTATTTGGCCGTAATCTATGCCTTGGAATTGCTTACGAGCTTCGGGGACTGCTTTTAACGCCTCTATGGGGTTTTCTTGGACAATCTCAACTACTTCGGCAAGTGTTGGCTTTTTCTTTTCGTGCAGCTTACGCCAGTATTTTTCCCAGTAACCAAAACCGTCATGTGTATCAGGTTGAGGCGTGACCGCAACACCGCGAAACTGATTCGCTGAAAAATGTTGGGCCGCAAAGTGTTGACCGCGAAAATGATTCATTACGTCAGATCGTAAACTTCAGCCGTGCGATCACCCGTTGCCGTGTTCGTGCTAACCAGTCGGTCTTTAGTGTTCGCCAAGTCGCGGAATGTCTCCACGCCCGTGCCGCCACCGCTAACAACGCCGCCAAGCACTGAGTTATGCAAGCGCAATGATTCGACAACCGTAGCGCCTGTTTCCACCGTAGAAGCCAAGATAGCCGCGGGTACAGCCGCCACGTTGTTGGTCAAAATGTCCACCTTGGTGTTGATCTGCGTTACTTCGGCGCTCTGAGCCAATTGCACTTGGTCACCGAAGAACAAGCCGCGAATGTAGATGCCTTTGTCCATTGGGCAGTTAATCCGATACGCCGTGGTGTTGTCACGAATAATAATCTTGTAACCTGGTGCGCTTAAGAAACGATAGGTTACGTTGCCCACGTTGCCCAAGTTTGTACCAGTGGCGTAATCATCATCAGGCGTAGCGTTTGCCAGCTTCCAAAGGGTAAAGTCGCCGCTACCGCCTTGGATGGTCACAGAACTGTCGCCAGCACCGTCCTCGATGGCCGCTGTAATCACTTCAGTCGTTGCCGCTGTTACCAAACGGGGAGGCGTTGCAATAATTGTGCTGTACTTAGTACCCGCCGCCAATACGCCAGATTTGATTGTGATGGTCAGGCTAGTGATTGACTCCATTACCGAAGCCGCTGCGTTCACGGTCAGGTTGCGGTTGCCAATCTCCACCGATGTACCCGAACGAGTAGCAATTTGGCCTAGTTTGATGAAGTCTTCGGACAATCGGCGGTATGCCGTGAAGTCGTAAAACTTGTCCAAGTTATCGATTGCAGTGTATGCCGCTACCGTTGCCTTCACGGTCTGCGAGATGCCCACATCTTCGACATAGATTGGCTCATAGAACAGCAAACCACCAGTGTTAGCCGCAAAGCTACCCGATTGACGTTGTTTGCCGTATAGCTCGATAGCCCATGAATATGTGCCAGCAGTGCCAGGTGGGATGTAATAGGAATAGTCACCCGCCGTAGTTACTTCCTGTTGGAAATACTTTGTTACGCCTGAACCGTCATAAATGATGATTGACGAACCGACTGTAATGTTTTGAAATTCAAAGGTTGTTGATGTACCAGCGGTAGAAGCGTAAACCGCCGTAATGCGGCCTGTACCATTTAACGTAACCGTTGGCACATACAAGTAAGTAATCGCTGTTCCTGCGCTGATTGTGCGCCCTGTGTTGACAATCAAAGACCAACCACTTGCCAAGGTCAGGTTTGAGCCCGTAATAGAGCGAGGTTCAACTTGTGCGCTATTGGTTGTCTGAGCCAATTCATAAGCGATACGTGCGTTAATCTGGTCATAAGACAAATCAGACGTAGGTGTGATAGTCTTTGTAGACCAGTTAATACCTGCTGTGGTAATCGCTGCTGCTGTTGCTTCGTTAATGCTAGACAAGTAAGTGTCTGTCAGCATAAAGAATGGTTGAGAATAAGCCGCTAAGTTCAATGAGTAACTAGTCGATTGTTGAATATAGCCATACTTGCGAACCTGTGCCACTTGGCTGATTGTGTCCACAAAACTGTCGCATACTCGATAGGACGCTACGTTGGTAGTCCATATCAGATTTAGTGCTTGAGTAGCTGCGCTGTAGTCACCAGCTTGCACCGCATTGACAACCGTGGTGCTGTTGCTCTTGATGTATAGCGTTACACCTGCTAAGTTCGCTGCTGTTGAGTCGTTGAATTCAAAGGAAACAGTGCGAGGGAACTGTAGAGTAATCGGGCCAAAGTAACGCAAATACTTTGTTTTTAAGTCATTCAAGCCCCATCCTGCCGTTGACAGGTTGATGTTTGAATAGATTTCCAGTGTTGCGCTGTTAAAACCACCCAAAAACTGAGTAGACAAGACTTGAGGCGAATATCCGTCAAGCACATAACCTTGTGAGGTGCTGAATTTGTGCTGAGGGCTTGATTGATAGTTTCCTGTATAAATCAGACCATCCCAAGTTGCAAAGTTTGTGCCGTTTGTTGCGCCAATGCCCCCGTTAACTTTGACAAGGTAAGTATTTTTCAAAGTGCCAAAAGCTGCACCAACACCCGCATTTGCACCAGCACCATCACCCTGATAGTCAAGAATCATATTCTCGACATTCATTGTCATCCGTGACGATGTAAATCCTGGTGCAGAGTTAGAACCAGCAACTTCAACTATGCGTGGATTGTGCATTCGGAAAAGACCTTGGTTTGTCGTTCCGGATACGTTTTCGAATATGCTTGTGCCACCTGCTTGGTTGCCGTTGAAGTTATTCACGTAAAACGTGGGGCCTACAGTCTTGATAAACTGAGTGCCGTTTACCAGATAGCCACCACGCAATTCGCCAACAATAGAGCTTTCTTGGAACGTGAAACGACCACTAACGCCAAATTCAAGCGTCCAATTTAAAAAGTCAAATATTGCACCACTGACTATATTTGACCATCTGACAAATAAACCACCAGGGAAGAAGATTTCCCGCTTGGCTATATCACGTTGCATAACGCCAAAACCAGCGTTATAGATGTTCTGAGGCGTTGCGTAGTCGCCAGAAGCTGACAAAGAAACAGTCAGCACAGAGCCAAACACGCTTGAAAAGATCAAGTTTTGTGCGCCTGAAGCTGTGGCGTTTGAAACAGCGCCAGTTGCCGTAACCATTGTGACAGTCGTGCCGCTGATCGTGCCAATGCGTGAGCCTGTTGGAACACCTGTGCCTTGAATCGTTGCACCAACCACCAAGCCTGTAGCACTTGATACAACAATCGAATTAGAGCCGCTTGTTAATGTGCAGCTTTGCGCCGTGCCTGTTAGTACCGCTGAAAAAGCCATTATTTATCCTTTGGTGTAGTGTCGTCAGGCTTTGGAGGCTTCTTTCGCCCGTAATACCGACCCTGCAATACTTTTAGCGCCCCTAGTCCAATGACTAATGGAACGCCGTACAGAACAATATCGGCAATTACTGCGCTCATACTTCAAATTCAAAGAGTTTTGGACCGTCTAACAAAATCTGTAAGCCGATAGCGTCTGCAACAATTTTATGAGCGCCTGTTGCTGTAGCGTCCCACGTTACATAGGCTTCACGGCCTTCTAGTGAGACGGTCGATTCGCCTGACCACACCATGTTCGCATCGTAAAGCGTGTACTTGAATGTGACCGCATCGTAAAGATTGTCACTAATAGAAACCACGTTGAATTGCGTGGCTTGCATTTTCTTGCCGTTTGCAAAGGCAAGTTGGGGCTGAATTTGTACGGTTAACATTTCATTTCCTTTTCTGATATTTTACTCACATACGCTTGCAAGTGAGAAGTTATTGGCCTCTGCCTCTGCAAGCTGTTTTTCCTTCTTTTCTACCTCAATCTTTAGCCCGTGGTTGTCGTAACTGATTTTTCCAGTTATGCCGGACATAAGCAGGGCGATAATCACTGCCCAGTCTTTGACCTTATCGAGTAGGCTTTTTTGTTCTTTCGGCATTTCTGCGCTCCCACATAATCTGAAAGACGAACGCAATAAATAAGCATATAGAAATATCTTTGGTTGCCCACATAGGCCATCCAACATCTATTGGATATATGCCATGCTCAAAAAAATACAACGACCTAAATGTTTGAACGGATAAACCAAAAGCACCAAAGGTCAAAGCTAGTTCACGCAATATGCGCTTTTCCTCACGCTTGCCAAACACAAACCACCAAAAGACAAAGCAAATAGCGGGTATGGATAGAACAATAATGACTTTAAGCCATACCGCAATCATTTTTTAGCCACACCAGCGCGAACACGGCGAACTGCCTTCTTTGCTGGTTCTGCCTTGCCTCGCACAACCTTGGCTAATTCCACAACGTCTTTGTTTTCGTTCTTTTCCACGAAATTGATAAAGGCGTTAATCAGAACGGTAGAACACGCACCCGAAATAACGCCTATACCCATAGCCACATCAAGGCTTTCACGGTCTAAGCCTAGCCAATAAATAGCTAAACCACCCAAACCAACTGAAGCCAATACGCCAAATCCACACGTTAAACCGCCAGCAATCAATGGGTGTCGTTCTTTTAAACGTTTAGGCAACCACATTGAAGCGATTGCCAATGCCCCCAAAATACCGCTAAAACCTAGCACACCCTTAGATAAGGCATAACCACCGATTGTCGTTTCTGCTACTGGCATTGCGTTGTCCATTTGGTTAATCTCCGCATGATTTTACGTCATTTTGAGAATTTTAGCGTTACTCACTGACTTCAATAGCGCCTACTGCTTTTCCTGTGATCGGGTCACGTTCAAGCACCCTACGCTTTGGGCGTTTCATTTCGTCCACTGCGCCGACCAAGGCCGCTGACACTTGGGCCAAGGTGTTAACCGCATCGGCTATCCCCGCCCCTTGCTGGCTTGCTGATTCTGTTAGTGTGGTTGCGATTTCGTCAAACTTGCCGCCGCTGTCCACCGTGAATTGGTTGACGGGCTTGCTTGAAGCATCAGCTTGGATTTGGGCAATCTCAATCTTAGTTTGCGCTTCTAGCTGCGCTTTGTAGGTAGCCCGTTCAGTCTCAGCCGCTTGCCGCATTTGCTCTAGCTGCATGGCTTGGTCAGCCTTAAATTGCTCTAATTCTGCGCTTGCTTGCATCTTTGCTTGCTCAAGCTGTTGCGCCGCTTGCATCTTGACCTGCTCACCTTGCATTTTCATCTGCTCAGATTGCATGGTTTGTTGCATCTTTTGCTGTTCCATTTGCTGCTGCGCCTGGGCTTGCATCTGTTCAGGGCTTGGACCTTGCTCGGGCTTGGGCTGCTTCATTTGGTCAATAGCCGATTCCAAAGTATTCTCAAGCGCACGGCCTGACTTGAACGACCTGACCACGAACATTAACGCCTCACCCAATAGCGGCCCCATCTCGGGGCTTTGTTGAATAATGGGCAGTGAATCACGCATTGCGCTACCAAAGGCCATCAAGAACTCGGTACGGCTGGCCTTTTCTGCCATTTCGTCCATTTCTGCCAAACTATCAGCCGCGACTTCAATTCTAAAATTGCGTGTGGGTTCACTCTTTAATAGCTGAATGGCTTGCTCGGCGTACTGAGCATCCTTTGTCCCCATAATCCCTGACATATTCATTAAGGTCTGAGGGCTATAAAGGTCTGCCATTAACTGCGCTTTGATTCGCAAAGTGTCGCTCACGAACATAGCAACGGCGTGTTGCATATTCTTTAGGCGCATCGAGGCGTATTGCCCTTTAATTTGCTGCGCTGTGGCGGTTTCGCTTGCTACGCTAGATCCTCGAATAATGTCACTCAGGCCAGTTACGTCATAAACTACCTGCTTGGCCTGTTCCCGTGCCGAATAGCACTGGTTTAACGCTTGTATGACCATATCCAACGGCATGAAATCAACCGTGCCTTTAATACCGCCTTTTTCGCTAAACGCGGCCCATGAATCGACGGGTAATAGGGTGTTGTCCACGCCTTCGGTGAGCATCCGTTGGATGGATGGCTGCGAGGCATCGTAAACACCCACCACCTTGACCGCCTTGACCAACAAGCCGATGCGTTTGGTTAGTTCGTCAATCTCCTCAGCCTGATCTTGATAGAGGCAATAATCAGGGATTGGGATAAGCGTGTCTGTGGTTTGCGTAGCCCACAATGGCTTCGGGCAAGGCCAAAAGTTATCCAAGCCGTAGGGGTCTTGTTTGTGGTCTAGCAGCTTGTCATAGCCCTCAGCCACCCAATAGACGCACTTGGAATTTTTACACCATATTTCCCAAACTTGGGCTTTCTTGAGTGCATCCATATCGGCTTGGCTTGCACCGTTGGTTTTCATCTCATCTAAACCAATGGGTTCATGGGTCATCGGGCAACCCTTGGCAGCGTCCTCACCGAATCGGGCTTTCAATTCCTCTTTGCTCATGTAAACGCGGCGACCGCACCACCATACTTCGTCCCATGTACGGGCGGGTGAACAGCGGAAATCTTCCCAATAAACGTAATCAACGGGCGTGGTTTCTAGCTGTTCATAGCCTTCGCCTTGTTCAATTCCCGTGGGCAGTGACGTTTCAGCAATTGCGCCTTCAACGTCATCGTGGCCGTAATCTTCTTTTTCTTTGCCTTCCTCAGAATAGCCTTCGCTTTCAACCGTCTCGACTTCTTTGGCCTCAAAGCGCACCCATACCGTGCCGCGTCCAGGCAATAGGCGGTCTAGTGTGGCATGGCGTGTGGCGTTCTCATAATCCCCGTAATGGTCAATCTCGTATTGCAACGCACGTTCCATGATTACCGCAGCGGTACGGCCTACTGGGTCTTGGTCTTTGTATCGGCGTTCTACCTGCGCCCTTGGTGTCTTGCCATATAGGGCCGGCATGAGGGTCTGCACGTTTGACCAAAGGATGTTGTAGCGTTTGTTGCTATCGTAGTTGCTTGCACGGTCATCGCGGTAACGCTTGACAATCTTTTTGGAGCGTTTAATCCAAGCCAAATCTTCTTTTTTGGCGTTCTTTAGTTCGTTAGCCCACTTTCGAGCCTCTGCAACGGAATTGATTTCTTTCATATACGGTCAGTCTTTCGATTAGTTTCTGCCCACAGTGATTCAAGGCTTTCTGTCCTAATTATGCCATTTTTCTCGCCTTTTATGCTAAAAACATCGGATTTATCCTCTTTTTTGGGCTTATGGTCTTGCATTACCTGACAACCGTAAGCAAACGCATCTGCCGGATGTGAAGCCCAATTGTGATTAGGTTCACGGCTAAACACCCCATTGTCCTCAGAATACAGAAACTCCCATGCCCTTAGCCCGTCTAATCCTGCCTCGCATAAATCAGCATGAAAGGCGCAACGGTCTATCACCTCACGGGCTGCGCTAATTTGGTCTGACTTCTTAGATTGAGGCACTAACCCAACATAACCAGCCCCAAACGCCGTTATAAACCGTTCCATCGTTGTATGCCGCGACTGGAAGGTCTTAGCCCGTGAATCGTGTGGTAGCCATATCTTGCCCACCGTCTTAGCGCCTAACTCCCTGATATGGTCTTGGATGCGGGGTATCCATTCATCAGCGTCTAGGCCGTTGTCGCCATCGTATTTAAGTACATTAACACCGCCCGGCACTCGTTGCCAGTACCAAAACGAGGCGGTATCCCTAAAGCCTAAGTCAGCCGATACCTCGATTGGCATTCCTTCGGGGTCATAGATTACGCCGTTATGGATACGTTTATCCCTTTCGGCTTGGCCTACCCACTTGGCAAGAATAGCGCCTTGGCTTGAGCCGTAAGCACCGTTCCAAACGTGTTCAGCCTTGTCAGGGTCATTGTCAAAGTCTTTTAACATATCCTGATAAAGCGGGGTTTTCTTGAAATACGGGTTATCTTGCCACCCAGTTGCTATGCAAATAGCGTCCTCACGTTTGGCAGAACGAAAGAATTTATCAACGGCATCCGTTTTATACCTTGGATTCCAACTAAACCAAAGTTCTGAGGCTTGTTTGCGAATTGTGGGGCGTAGCAAATCAAGCGAGTGTTGACTGAGCGTTTGTGCCTCCTCAACCCAAGCAATGTCAAAACCTTCTAAAGACTTAATGTTTGCAGCGTTAAAGGATTGAAGCCCTTTAAAAATGATTAAACCGCCGCTTAATGCCCTAACCTCTTGCTCTAAAATAGTAAATTGGCTTGTAAGGCCAAAATCCATTATTTTGTCTGTGATTAACTGCTTTACAGATTCTTTAATTGAGTTCTGCACCTCACGCAGACAAACAACACGCTTACCTTGCAAAGCATTTATGACAACCTGTTCAGCAAAGAAATGTGACTTTCCAGCCCCGCGCCCCGAGTGCAAGCCTTTGTACCTTTTCGGATAAAGCAAAGGCTCATACGTTGATATGACCTCTAATCTAAGCGTTGACATAAGAAAAAACGTAACCTTTTGCCTTTTTTATTTTTCCTTTACAACAATTTACAAGGTTTGATGAGGTGCAACCCGCAAATTTTGCCGCATCTTTCACAGATTCAAACACTTGGTTCGTTGTATTGCAAAGAACTTTCCGTTGAAGCGATTGGGATATATGGCGTTTATGCTCTACGGTCAATTTATGCCCTGTTTTTTGCTTTTTAACCCTATTTGCATGGTCTTGCCTATTTGCATCGGTCATGTTGTCCCATATGCTTTTACGGAAAGTTGACATTTTTTGCAACGATTCAGGCGTATGTTTAAACCCCGAAGCGCCTTCACCGCCTTTAGTAAGGTTTACCAAACTACCCTCAAAGCACATGATTAACAGCTTTTCATGCTCAAAAGCCTCTTTTTCTGTTTTCCACATGGCAAGTATTTCGTCTTTAAACCCGCCATGTTTGTTTACTTTGTTTCTCCAAAATTCGCTTCTTGACTGGGTTCTTTTGCTTCGCCCACCTTGACCTTTGCCAATGTAAAAAAGCTCACCTGATGGCGTGTAATGGGCGTAGGTGTAAAACATATCAGCTTCTTGGCCTAACAATAACGTACTCTACTCGATTCACGTTGTTTAAGCCGCCTGTAATGTCTAGCTTTGATGGTTCGTTAAACCCGTGCATGGCGTTAAGCTCTTTAACAGCGCCTGTCATGCCGCTTGAGTTGTTTGCACCCTGCGCCACCTTGTAAGCCGAAACAAGGGCTTTAACGCTCATTTCGCGCGTCCAAAGGGCTTTTGTGACCAGCTTCTCTTTTAATTCAGCAACCCTACCCGCAACCTCCCCGTTTGTCATCAATTCACTTGCGCGTTTATGGATTGTCTCAGGCTTCATGTTTTCAGCATCAAAAGCAGTGCGATAAGCGTCTGCCTGTGTCATTCCGTCAGCAATACATTGGGCGAAATGTTCTTGCTTTGGACTCATGGCTGCACCTCAATCACGGCTTTCTTGCCTGTAAAGTCTTCCCAGCGCTTAACGATCACATCACAGAACCTTGGGTCAAACTCCATAATGAACGCTTGGATGCCGTTCTTTTCGGCGGCAATCAACGTGCTTCCAGATCCGCCAAAGAAGTCAGCGATGGTATTTGCCGACAGTTTGAATCGTTTGATAATCCACTCCATAAGCGAGACTGGCTTTTGTGTTGGATGAACCCGATTGGTCTTTTCGGATGCCTGTGTAAATTGACGAACCACACTGCGGAAGTTTGCCCACGCCAGTTCACAGTCCGTTTGATCGCTTTGCCCGTTGTTCTTATCCCAAACCAGCCAACATTCGCTATCTGGCAAAACAGAACTGTAATAGTTCGCGCCCCACCAAATATGTTTTGATTCGGGGTATAAGCCAAAAATCAGATTAAATGCGTCTTTTGCCACATCAGGCGTGTCATCGCCCAAAATGTCGATTTTGTAATTCTTTTTAAGGACGGATGATTTACTGACTGCGTTCATCCCATAAGGGGGGTCTGTATGGATTAGGTCAGGATAGACGCCCACCATAAGTTTATCAACGTCATTAAGACTTGTTGAATCCCCACACATTAGCCGATGCCGCCCAAGGATGTAAACATCTCCCGCCTTGGTCTTTGGATCCTCTGGCAGATCAGGCGTTGCATCCTCATCGGTCAAACCTTCTTGCACCTGTTGCGGCGTCAAAGCGTCAATCTCGTCACCATTAAAGCCCGTCAGGTCTAAGTCAAAATCCAAGTCTTTTAACTCGGCAAACTCAACCAGCAGCATTTCATTGTCCCACCCTGCATTTAAGGCGAGTTTGTTGTCAGCAATGACGTAAGCCCGTTTTTGAGCCTCGGTTAAATGCCCAAGCCTGATGCATGGCACATCAGCCAAGCCAAGTTTCCGTGCAGCCATGATGCGGCCATGCCCTGCAATGATGCCACCGTCTGCGTCTATCAATACTGGGTTAGTGAACCCAAACTCTCGGATGCTTGCCGCTATTTGGGCAACTTGTTCGTCTGAGTGTGTCCTGCTATTCCTTGCGTAAGGAATGAGGTCTGCAATGTTTACGGATTCAATTTGTGGAGTCATATTCCTTTATCCTCGGGTTAGCCTAAGATACTTAAATTATATAACTAATTCGCTATAACGACTTTCCCAACATTCCTTGCCCATCCAGTCATCAGGGTGAAACGTTAATTCCCTGCTTTCCTTACAACTGCCTAACAATTGACCGTCTTTGCGCTTTTGGTGCTTGGTGCGCTCTAGGTGCTTGCAGGTGTTGCAGTTAGCATCCATCTCGTCAAAATTGCGCTTACTTAGCTTTCTATCTTCTATCCCGTCTTGGTGGCATACGAATGTCCCCGATACGCTTGCCATCAAAGGGCCAAGGTTGATAGATTTATCGGCGCTTACTAGCTTTTTGCTGTATTGGCATTGATAGACCTGGTTGCCTTGGTCATCGGTGAATAGCGGTTTATTGAGGTATTTCATTAGTTTAGTTGATGGCGGGAGTTTTCACCACAGTTCTATCCTCCGGCTTCGCCACGTTATGCGGTGGGCATACGTGATCTACTCTAATTCAATGCCTTTGCACCATCACGGCTGGGGACTGGTGGGTATTCCTGTGTGGGCGAGCCATTTGTATGTACCCGCTTGAGCATCCCTGACTAGCCAATCCCCATGCGTAATAGTTCTCGGGGCCTTTCACCGAGATGGCTTTTAGGCAACTGCTTACCTAAATTTATTATACCTTAATCGGCACGTTTACGCTCTCAGGCCATACACCTAAGTGAATTAAATGCTTCACCGTTTTGACGTGAGCCGCGTCCCAAAGGTCAATCCGTTCCTGCTTTGTTAGGTCTGTTCCTTGGTCAATCCGTGCGTGGCATGGGTAACAAAGGGCGGCTGTGTACTCATCGCTAGACTTCTTGGCCTTGCATTTACCATGTTTTGACTGATTCGAGTGAGCCGCCTGGATTTGGCTACCTGAACCGCATATCTGACAATCTAGGCTTGCCACGTTTTGCAAGTGCTTTTTGCTGCGGAAATATGTTGTTTTGGCGTAATTCATGCCGAAAACCTCACGCCCTTCTCAGCCGCCCAAGCCTGTATAAACTCGATTAACTCAGCACATTCGGCCACGGTTAGCTTACTGGTTCGCCGGAAAACGATGTCAAAGCCGTGTCCGTCAATGGCGGGGAGTAATTCCACCTGCTCGCCGATAGCCCTGCACCATGCAGCCGTTAAAAGCCGTTTCCAAGTTTCTACATCTCGCTTTTCCCCTGCCCATTCGACTTGTTTGCTAATGTCGGTCAATAGGGCGTGAAGTAAGGCGTTTTCCGCTAGGCTTCGAGTGGCTGGCTTTAACTCTAAAACCATCTTATGCCCTGCCATCAATGCGGCTTTTAACTGAGGCCACAGTGTTTTATTCATGGCGTTATGCGCTTGGACGGGTTCAAAGCATTGAATGGATAGTTTCATAGCCCCAACGCCTTTAAAGCGGCCTCAGGCCCATCTACAACGCATACCTGCCCCTGCCATGCCTCATGCCATTTAACTTGGTCAGGCGTTAGCTTTTGAGCTGATTTGGGCTTGTCTCCGTCTTTCACTTCAAGGAGATAGTTAACCCCAGCTAGGCCGCAAAGCAAATCCGGCACTCCTTGACCAACTGGGGCTAGGGACGCAACCGATACACCTGCTTTGCGAAGGGCGGTCACCACGGATTTTTGGTTAGCGTCGATTTTGGCGGCTAGTCTCATTTTATTTGCCACTCTCTTGCTGTTTTTTCAATAATTCGAGCTGCTCTGCAACCGCCTTGCCCAATCCCTTCCAATACGGGTTTTTCTCGTATTCCATCACCATGTGGCGGCAGTGGTCTATCCATCCTGCATTCATGGCTAGGTTGGCGTAGTGTTTTGCTAGGGTGTCCATTGTTCATTCTTACTTTCTCATGTGCGGCGGTGAGGCCAAACACAATAAAACTCTTGCAGTGGATAGCCTTTTTCGGGCATATATTGCTGAGATTCAATGTTGTACCAAAGGCGAAAAGACTGCTCACCATCTACATTTCCATCGTAATGACGTTGTTTTCTGCATAAAAGCATTGCGTCAGGCTCATCTTGCATTTTCGATGTAAAACCCTTGGCTTTAATGTCATCCTCTTTGATTTTGTTACGCCAAACGATAAAAACGTTATCCACAATGTCGGTAATTGACCCTGCGCCCTTAATGTCTGATTTATCAGGCAAATCCGTCTCTTTTGATGGCTTTCTGACATGGTGGACTAAGTGAACATGGCACTGGGTATCCTGCGCCGCAGCAAACAAATCAGCGACAAAATCCTTTTCAGCGCTGTAATCATCAGTCCCACGAATGCACTTTTGCAGATTGTCAATGAAAATATGCTGCATTTTTAACTCTTTGGCGCAATAGCGAACCATTCCCAAAATAGTCTTTTCGCTGACATTCCCAAATTTATTAAAAAAATACAAACCCTTTGCCCATTCAAGCATTTCGTCTGCAACTTTGTCAAACTCTAATGCAGCCTCATCGCCTTCCAAATCCCTAGAATTAGGGTTCATGTGGCCGTACATCCGAAGCATCCGCTTGAGGGTGTCTTGAGGCTTCATTTCAAGACTTGCCACGCAAACCCTCTGAGATTGACCAAGCAAAGATAAAAAAACCTGCGTTGTTATCAATGATTTGCCGTGACCGTTCTGACCTGCCCACAGAGTAACTTCGCCTGGACGGAAGTCAAAATTGTCCATTGTTTTTTCCCAAGGTAGGAAAACTCGATTACTCCCAGGCTTTCGGCGGTAAGACTTTTTCAAATCCTCATCAAAATCGGAAGCCTTACGAACTAGCGTCTTATGCTCAGTCTCAGCCAAATACGCCTCAAAATCAATTTCGTCAGGTACAAAATTCATTGCGCCACCTCGCTATGCCAAACTTCTGCCCATCCTGTCGGGTTTCTGCTTGTTTCGCCTTTGGGCGTATGGCAAGCTGCCACCGTCTTACATCCCGCCGCCTTGCAAGTGTTAAAAAGGGCTTTTGCGCGTATTTCTGATTCACTTGATATCGACACCTTCAAACCTACCAAAAACCGTAAATCAAGCATTTTGATGCTGTCACCATGTACGCAAACCGTTGCAGCGTCTCCAGTTTCATACCAATCGGTATCGCATAGCCAGTCGTTCAAAAAAACAATCTTGGGCGTTGCGCCGTGCTTTCTCATGTTGACAATGTGTTCTTGGCCTTGCATCACACACCTCCCAAAAATGATTTTTCTGTAATTTGCTGGTCATCGTTCCAACGCTCTTGATTTAACCAAGTTGCGGGATTTGGAATAAATTGACCATCGTTCTTTTGCCATTGTTCGCCCTGCGCTTGTTTTTCAATGGCTTCCAACATTGTTGCCAATAGACTGTTATCAGGTTTAAATTTAACAAAAGCTTTCAATGCTGCTGGCCTTCCTACCTTCTTTGGATAGCTTTGATAAAACCTGTCAAACAAGGAATCGTAAGATTCCGATTGCTTTGTCTCTTCTCTACTCTTCTCTGTCTCTGGTGTATCATCTTGATATCGCATTGATATCGCATTGATATCATCTTGTAACAGCCAGTGTGATAGCTTGTTTAAGCACTCATTTACCTGCTTTTCCGACATACGCATACGCCACGATAACGTCTTGATATCAGGCAGTTTTCCATCTTTATCATTATCCTCGCTTGCCAAAAGCCACAGCGTTACAAGAACCTTGCTAGACAATGGGTCTAGTTCATGCCATTGCATATCGTCAAGCAAATCACGATACAGCTTTACCCAAGGTGGGCGGCGGTTTTTGAAATGCTGGAATTTTTCCCAGTTTTTAATTTTCACAATAAGCTCCAAAAGAAAACCCCTGAGAGCTGGTGGGTCAAGCACCAAACTTTCAGGGGTCAGCCATGAAGGCTTAGATGTATCTGCGTCTTGACCACGCAACATCTAAACCCTCTAAAACGGATTATACCACTGCTTTTTTAGCCTCCGCGATGGCCTTCTTAAACTTGAGCTGCATGACTTTTTCCCAGGACTTAGGAACGCCACGCGCTCGCCAATTGCTGACAACATTCTGTTTTACGTCTAGCAGGTAAGCCAATCGGCCTGTGCCGCCCACGGATTTGATGCAAATTTCTAAAGTGTTCATTTCGCCATTATAGACACAATTGTGATTGCTTTGTGTAATTGTAAAAAACTATCACGAAGCCCGACTTGATAGATTTATATTTTTAGGTAAGGTGATATATCTACACAAAAGTGTATAGAATTCATGCCATGCCCCGAACGTCTTGGGGTCTTTTAAGAAAGTAAATATGCTACAAGCAGCCATCAACGAAATCCGCAACATTGACACTATTGATTGCGATGACATCCAAGCCCTTCTCAACGTGATCGCATCCAAGATGGCAGAGGCAGGTTTTTGCGACCTTGACCTTAACGCCATCGATGAAATTAACGGGCTTATCACTGGGGAACAAAAATGACTGACCAAGAAATTAAAGAAATGACTGAAGAACAATTCAGCGGCCAAACGTGGAATACCGAATACGAAGCCCTTCAAGCAGGAATTGAATTTTACGGATTGATTGAGTTAGAAGTGGGCCTTAACTCAGCGTCCGAGTTTTATGTTTACCCAAAGGATGAGAAATGAAAAATATCGCAACCGCCTTGGTTAAGGCACAAAAGGCTTTTGGACCAGCCCTTAAATCGTCCACCAACCCGCATTTTAAAAGTCGGTACGCTGACCTTGCTGCGTGTGTCGAGGCTGTGATTGAAGGCTTAAACGGCGCAGGGATAGCCTTAATTCAGCGAACCAGCGAAGATTTGACAGGCGTGACGGTGGAAACCGTGTTTATTCATGAATCAGGCGAGATGCTGGAATGTGGCAAGCTGCACGTCCCTGCGTCTAAACAAGACCCACAGGGATACGGTTCTGCCTTGACCTACGCCCGTCGATATAGCCTTATGGCGGCGTGTGGCATTGCGCCGGAAGATGACGATGGCCAGGCAGCTAGTCAGCCGCGCAAAGTAGAGGCTAAAAAGCAAACTTTGGACGCTGAACGGCTAAAAACCGCCATTGCTCGCATCAAAGACGGTACATACACCACTCAAAAGTTGCGTGATGCGTTTGCTTTGACAGCCGAACAAGACGCTCAAGTGGTGGAGGCGCTATCCAATGCTTAAGCCGCTAATTTTTAGGGCTTCAAGCCTTGCCGAAATTATGACGGAGCCAAAGACCAAAGGGGAAACCCTTTCGGTCGGGGCAAAGACCGCTGTTATCAAGATGGCGCGGGAATTCGTTTATGGCTACGACAGCAAGGTATCAAGCAAGTACATGACCAAGGGAATTGAGTGCGAGGATAGGTCAATCGACCTTTTGAATTCGGTTCTGTTTACCGATTACAAGAAAAACGCCGAACGCCGCAAAAATGACTGGATTACAGGCGAAGCTGACCTAGTTTGCGATGACTGTATCCGTGACATTAAAACCAGTTGGAGCCTTGAAACCTTCCCCGTCTTGGCTGAATTAGGCGAGGATAAAACCTACTACTGGCAGCTTCAAGCGTATATGTGGCTATGGGACAAGCCAAAGGCCGAAATCTGCTATTGCCTAGTTGACACGCCTGAACACCTAATTGGGTACGAAAACCCCGATATTCACCGTGTAGAGCATATTGCGCCTGAGTTGCGTGTGACCCGTGTTTACTATGACCGAGAGGAGGGATCCGCAGAGAAAATCACGGCAAAAGTTGAGGCAGCGAGAGAGTTTTATTATCAAATCATTGAGAAAATTGCAAAGGAACATAAGTAATGGCAACCAAAATTAAAAACCTAGTAGCTAGTAATGGCACTTACCGCAACGCAGCCGGAGAGGAAAAATCTCGATGGCTGACAGTGGGCAGTATGTTTCAAGACGGAAACAAAATGACCATCAAGATTGACAGCATTCCGGCGGGTAATTTGTGGAATGGTTGGCTAAGTATTGTTGACCTTCCCGTGCCGGACGAACGGCCACAACCAAGCCGCCAAGCACCACGCCGCCAAGACAGCGGTTTTGATGACATGGGCGACCAGCCACCGTTTTAATTTAAGAGGGGGAAAGCGCAGCAAGTACCCCATTTAGGAGCAATCATGTTTAGAGCAAGAAATACTGACCCTGTGACTAGCTTTATGGCCGCCGATGCCGCCGATAACTTGGCTTTTGTTCATTCGTTGGCTATTGTTGACTGCCTAGAAAAGCACGGCAAACTAGGCAAAGATGGCATTGCCAACCACACTGGTTTAAGTTCAGTGCAAGTAGCGCGGCGCGTCAAAGAGATTGAAAAGGCTGGATTGATTGAGTTGACAGGAGACAAAGTGCGAAGCAATACTGGACGTTTTGAGCAGGAATGGAAAGTTGCGCCTTGGAAAATTTAATTTTGAAATGCTTGTAAACTTACACATTTGTGATATAGAATCACACCACGCCCCTACTTCGGGGTCTTTTAAGAAAGCAAGTTATGACACACAAACAAACACTAGGCGAGTACCTTGAATCCGTCAATGAGACGCAGATAAAGCGCCGCCAGCGTGACGATCGCACGGACGAAATCGTTGACCAAATTCTCAAAGCCCTGCTTTTCATTGTCTTGGCGGGATTGGTTGTTAGCACTTTTTGGAGTTGATATGAAAGACAAATTTGAAGTCGAAATTACTGAGTATGAAACTCCCGACTGGTGGGAGGTTGTTTGGGACTACACGATGCTTTTACTAAAGTGCGTGGGTGCAGCCGCCGCCGTGCTTGGTGCAATTGGATATTATTTTTATTCGACACCGCCAACAACAAAGCAGTGCGAGCCTACTAAAACAGTTCTAACAAAGGGGTTTTTTAAATGATTGATAAACCAGCGTTCCCAGTAAAAAATTTTTCTTTTGCCGAACAAGGTATGTCTTTGCGTGACTACTTTGCAGCCAAGGCTATGCAGGGTTTAATTGCAAGTCCAAGAGGTACGCCTGATGGTAAAGATGCCACAGCTACTTATTACGCAAAGTGCGCCTATCTTGTGGCAGACGCAATGTTAAAAGCAAAAATAAACGCAGCGATGAAACGAGATGGGATTACATGAAACACTTACGAGACACTTGGCAATGGATTAAAGACCTGTTAACCCTTCCAAGCCCAACGGAAATGATGCGTGTGGAATTGTTAGAAGCACAGAGGCAAAAGCTGCGGGAGGAATCATTGCGGGACTACTCGGCTGCGCTTGTTGGCTATAACGACAGTCGCATAAAAAGACTTGAATCACGATTAAAGGAGGCAACAGAATGAAACTAGCAGCAGGAAACCCCAATCTCATGCGTGAAAACCGCACCGCCACACTAGGCGCATTTGCACGGCCTGAGAAAACAACTTACAAATATGGGCAAAGCGGCGGCTATGTGCCGATGGTAAGAACGCCTGACATGGCAGAGCCTCGCACGTTTAATCACATGATTGATGGGCAGCTATACAAACCCGACAATTCGCCGCCAGCCCGACTAGGTGCGACAGATGCGTTACAGATTAAGAGTAAAGGTTATCCAACGTGAGCAATTCCAACCATCCTAAAATCCGTGCTTTATTGCGTGAGCATGAGGACGGGCTTTCTATCAATAGCATTGCGGCGGCGCTTAACTTAGAAGCCGATTCGGTGCAAGGTGCGCTAGATAAAATGCCTGACGTTTACATTGATAGATGGCAGACTTCCCGCACTTCTCGCATTCCCTTTGCCGTGTGGATTGCCGTCGTCCCACCGCCTAACTGCCCTAAACCTAAACCTGAGTACAAAAGAACAAATGCAAGACTTGCCAAACTTTCAAGCGTGGAATCAAGAGAATCTAGCCAAATTTGCAACCGAGGCTTATCTGAAAATGCAGGAGCAGCAGCAATCTATTGAGGGTTTACAGCGTGACTTTAAGGACGCCATGAACGAATTACGCAAATTGGTAAGCGTTGACTAAGCTAATGCGGATGCCGCTGACTGGACTTCTGACACTCGGCGGCTCCATCCTTTTCCAAAAGTGGCAAAGGTAGGCAGTGATTCAAGAAATTGAAGGCGGCGGTCGTTGTATTGGCTAATCAGCTTTTGCGTGTCCACAGCCTCCACAGCCGCCAAAGTAGCTTTACCGATAGAACCGTCAGCCGTGACACCTACGGCCTCTTGTAGCCACTTTGCAGCCCTTCCTGGGCCGCTATTGATGGCAGCGTCAAACACTGCGTAATCTAGGCCGCTAGGTAGCAGGTCGCCGTTTACTTTGTCCCAGTATTTGCGCTTGTACAAAGGATAGACCAATTCAGGCGTTAAGGCTCGCATATCGGCTTCGGATACTGGGTGTCCAACGTAATCCTCCCAAGTGGCTTTTGTGCAACCGAGGTTGGTCATGCCGCCTGGGTCAAGTTTGTGGTGAACAAACCCACCCTCTGATTTAAGAACGTGGGCCAATGCTGATTTGAAGTTGTCTTTCACTTCGCAGCCTTAGACAATATTTCGGTCTTAGCTTGAGAACCCGCAGAGCTTCCAAAATAAAAAGATAACACTAAAATGAGCGCCCCGTCTAAAGTTCCGAGCATTCGGATAATTAGTTCACGCATTGAAGTGTCGATTACGTTGGTGAGTAAAAACCCTTGTATTGCCGCCCAAGCCAAAACGATAAGAATCGCTAGCGTGGGGGGGATGCGGCTTTGTGTAGCGACTTGCATATCCCGTGCGCTATCACGGTCAGCCGCCGCCACCTTTTCAAAATCAAGCCCTAATTCTTGGGCACGGGCTTTTAATGCAATTTCGGCTTGTTGAATGGCTGCAATTTGGTCGCCAGTTAGCTTGCCGTTGTCGAGTGTCTTTTGCACTTCCCCTGCGTCAATGCCTAGCTGTTTTGCAATCATTTCGTAAGCCATGCCACCAAATGGCCCACCTAAGGCCGTGGCGATTGTTGGTGCTATTGTTTTTAGCCAGTCCATTAAATGTGCCCCTCAAAAAAGAAATTACAGTATTTCTGCGTACACCACCCAACAAATCCCGCCCATCCATCTTGCTTGATAAGCCTCAAACATCGGTCGCTGAATGTGTATTCTTTGCCCCTTGGAAAGTCCCAAGTAAGCAAAGCCAATTCGGTGTAATTTGCGATTACGTCAACGACCCAAGCAAAAATAGTCAGGGGCAATAGTTACCAAGCCATCAGAGGTTTAACGGTCAAGTTGTGCGATTGTCCAAGTAGTAGTCATGGTGGTTTCCTTTAGGTTGATTCAAGTGCCGTGATTCGGTCGGTCAGAGACGTGATTAATACTTGTTGTTCTTGTATTGCTTTAACTAAAATTGCTGTCAAATTTGAATAATTGATTGATTCAACTTGAGTGCCTTTTGACGGGTCGTTAAAATCAACCATTGATTTATTTACAAGCCGTGGTTCTGGGAAATCTTCGGCAATAAAACCAATTTGAGAACTTCCGCCATTTTTAAGTTCATAGCTTACAGGGGTCATTTGCATGACAATCGCTAAACCAACATCAAGCGGTTGAACATTTATCTTATATCGAATTGAAGAAACATTAGCTACAAAAAAACCACTAGCATCGATAACAAGGGGTGTTCCCACACCACTGCCAATTGAAGGCGCTCTAACTGTGCTAGATAAATATGTGGTTCCTACAACTTCAAGTTTGTGCGTTGGACTTACAGACCCAATTCCAAAATTGCCACCAGAAGTTAAACGCATTTGTTCTGTTGTTGTAACTGTGTTAGCTGTATAAAATTCTATACCGCCATTATTTGTACCATTTGTAGCACCACGAGCTACAATTGCAGCCCCACTACCACCACCTAATGCAGTACCAGCCAATAATTGAAGTGCGCTTACAGCGCCTGTATTAGTTGCTCTGATAATCCCGCTGCGAACAGTTGCTATACCGTTTACATCTAAAGGTGAAGATGGGCTAGACGTACCCACTCCAACATTCCCGCTTGCGTCTTTGTAAAACTGCCCAGAGCCTAAGTTGACAACACCTGCGCCGCCTGTCAGTGATCCTGTGTAGTTCGGGTTTGTTGATGGTAAAAACCCATTTACTGGTTGATAAGCAACCACTTGCCAGCCATCAGCCGTTCCAGCCGTGGCTTTGGGGATAGCAATTAAAGTATCACCTGCGGCGGTAGTAAGGTTTTGACCGCCTGGAAGAATCAAAGTCGCTGAGTTTGTCAGGGTTAACGCACCCGCAAACCGCAAAAACCGTGGCCCGTTGTAGTTTGTGCCGAATGAGGTAATTGTGGTTGTGCCTGTTACCCTCAAGAAATTGGTGTTTTGTAGGCCAATGTCGGTAGTGGCTGCGCTTGCTAAATCTGTTTCTACGCCTTGGCTAAATAACTGTTCAAAGCGTAGAGATTGACCTGCGCCTACACCCGCTGCAAGGTTAGTAAGGGCGTTCCCGCCCATGTTTAGATTGCCAGTAATGGTAGTCTGACCGTCTTTAGAGACTGACTGGGTTAAGGCTGCGCTAATGTCAGCTAGAAGGGCTTGCCAGTCAGCGACAGTCGCTAGAGCGCCGTTAACCGCACCACTGCTCCATGACCCACTCGGAGCCGTGTAATTTCCACTATTGCGAGGCATCTTGCACCCTTTCAAAGTTATGGGGTTATTTTACATGGATTTTCGGTGTGATACAATCCGCCCCGTGGCTTCGATTTTGGGTATAAGAGACCTATACAAATCAAAGCCTCAAGGCCTACCCCTAGTGTTTCGTGCTCTTATCACGAAACACTAGGGGTTTTCTTTTTTGGGGTATCAAATGCAATTAGCAACAATCGACAACACAGTCACAATGACCAGCCTTGAGTTGGTTCAGTTTATTAACAATCAGCGGGACGTTGGCGCGCCAGAGTTGGCGCACTCCGACTTTTTAAAAAAGGTTCTTTTAGTGTTGGGAAATGACGCGGGAAATTTTTCCTCCGTCTATCTTGGAGGCAATGGGCAAGAGCGCCCATGCTACAAGTTTCCAAAGCGTGAGGCTTGTTTGATGGCTATGTCATACAGCTATGACCTTCAAGCCAAAGTTTTTGACCGTATGACAGAACTTGAGAACGGCGTAAAACCAAAAACAGCCCTTGAATTAGCCCGTGAGCAGGTTTTATTGCTCGAAGCCTTGGAAAACACCCAAAAGCAGCTTGCACACGCAATTGAGACAAAAGCAGAGATTGGTAGCCGCCGCGAGGCAACCAGCATGGCAACAGCATCAGTGGCAGTGCGTGAGCGCAATAAAGTGCTTGAAGAACTGGGACGCGCCCAAAGTACAGCAACAATCCGAGCCGTAAACAAGGCCACGGGCGAACATTTCCAATTTAAGCCGTTAAAAGACTATTGCAAAGCCAAAGAATTAGACATTGGTTATGCCACAGACCCTCTTTATGGCGAGGTACGTTCATATCCTGCACAGGCTTGGCTTGAGGTTTATGGCGTTTCTTTGCAAAAGTTGTTTAATTAAGGGGTTTGAATAATGGACACTTACACAATTGGAATTTTCTTTGCTGGCTTTATTTCTGGCATTGCTTACGTCACAATCTATTTAAACTCGCCTTATTGACCAAAACGGAAAAAACATGAAACTCTTACTCTTAGCTTTTTTACTCTCAGCCCAAGGCGCTTACGCCCAATGCGTTTTTGTACCCAATTCAATGCACTGCGTTGACAAAAATCAAGCGTACAACGACCAACAAGACCGACAGCGCCAGCAGCAGCAAATTGATTCCATGCAAAAGCAGATGGGACAACAGCGCCGTTTAAACGAGATTAACTCTCACAATTCCCAACAACCTAGCCAATTCCGTCAACAATGCTACCAAAACGTCTTTGGTGTAATCGAGTGCAAATAATGAAATACTTACTTTTAACCCTAGCCTTTTTGTCGTTTAATGCGTTTGCTCAAGAAACTTGGTACAAATATGCCGAATCCGATAACTTTTTTTATTTTGCAAAAATTGAAAGTTACAAATCAACAAAAGATGGCGGTCAATTTATTCAAAAAATTGAACAAAAAACAAAAACTACACCTGAGTTTTATTTAATTGAAATGAAAACAAAAGACTGCAATAAAGGCTACGGTTTTGTTTACATAAACTCACTTGACGAAAAACCTGTTTCCAAGTTGGATTACGTTGAAGGCGGCGAAACAATTGCACAAAAGGCGGGAGACGCACTTTGCGAATTAATTAAAAGCACTAAAAGCATTTAATGGAATTCACTGACTACCTACTGATAAAGCTAGTTGTTGTAGCCGTACTTGCGTTTATTTACGGTTACCTCATTACTCGGCAGTAAGTCCAACGGGCGCTGTTCTTGTTAAAAGTTGCTGCAATTCTGGGTCACGCAACAAAGCGGCTAAACGTGCATTATTAGCAATAGGGGCTTGTTGGTTAGTAAGTGCTTTTTGAGCGCCTTGACGGAACATTAAGCCACGCGAACCAGCACCAGCCGCATAAGGCAATGCAGCCGCCGCCAAACCCAACGGCCCCATAGATAAAGCACCAAGACCGCCAGCGCCGCCGCTTATCATTGCTCGCAGGTTGTGAGCGCCTGGGCTTCCCATTTGTTGAGATGCTTGGTTTACGGATGGAAATCCACTTGCAAAGCGACCAACTGTTTCTAAACCGTCCGACAATGGCTTTCCTTTGTCGTAAAGGCGACCTATTACTTTAGCGTTTACAGTGCCAGTTGCATCATTTAGAGCGCGTTCAACGGTGTAAGTTTTGGCAATCTGTTTTCTAGCATCGCGCAATGCAGGAATTAAATCGGCTTTACCAGCGTTTTTTGCATGGCTTTCTAAATTTAACTCTAAAACTTCGGCTGTATCCCTAAAATTTTTAGCTTTTGCTAAATCGTCAGGACTTGCCGAACGGTTATAAGCGTTAAACCAACCTTGCGCTTCGTTACGGGCTTTTTTCAATGCTTCTAAATCAATCTCAGCCTGTGGAGATAAATTAGAAACCTCTTTGTATGCGCCGCCTTCAACTTTGCGAATTTGCTCAAGTGCCGATTTGGTCAATGGTGCATCATCGGCAATTCCTAAAGATTGACGGACTAACTTTTCTGTCACATCTTGGTTTTTTACGGATGCAAGCTGACCTGTGGCTTGTTTTCCAGAAAAAGATTCAATAACTTGATTTTTGAGGGATGGATTAACCATGTTTGGCGGCACGACATAACCCGCATCAATAGATTGTTTTAATGTGTCACGCATGGGTGCGCCACGATTAAATTTTGTCAGTGCATCGGCATATTGCTGATTTGCACGGTTGCCCAAAGCTGCGCCAGCTTCCCCAGCCACTTTAACAACGCCAGGCATAGCTGCACCAATCAATGCGCCTGTGCCAGTGTCATCAGGATTGACCATTCCAGCCGATACAGCGCCAGTAGCAGCGCCACCTGCCGCGCGGGTAGTCATACCCATTGCCCCTGTTGCGCCGCCTGCGCTCATACCAGAAGTACGTAATGCTTCAATCAACGGCGCAGCTTTTGCGCTTACTTTTGGAATCATTGTTGCACCACGGGCCAAAATACCACCAGCCCCAGCAGTTCCCGCAATTTCAGCGCCTAGTTTGCCGCCTTGGTACGCCATTGACTTAGGGTCTGCCCCCATGTCTTGTAAAGCGTAATCCATTGCTTCCCTGCGGTCTGTGCGCCCAATGTAATCATTCTCAATGCCCATTGCCCTAGCCGCCGCGTCAATTGGGGTTAGGATTGTTGCGCCAATTGAACCAGCGCCACGAATAGCACCTGCGCCGATATTGCCTAAAGTGTCGCCTACGCTTGACAGAAAAGATTGGGGTTTTGCGGATGGAGAGGATTTACCCTTCTCCATCTCATAACGGCGACGAAACTCAAATTCTTCTATTTCGCTCATGGTTTACCGCCTTGCTGTTTTTTTAGATATTCTTGGTAACGAGCTTCTTTAGCTTGGTCAAATTGTCCAGCTTTAGGTTCATTAGGTCGTTTAGCCAATCCCAAACCAAACATTTTGTCCAAGTTAGCCAATGCAGAACGGTTGGCTTCAAGCGTCAAAGTTGGGTCAGTTGCAGCCTTAAGATACAAATTCATTTCAGCATTACTGTTCATTTGCTGTGAACTCATGCCTGTGGCTTCTTTGATAAGGTTTAGCAACAATGGGCGCGTTTGTTCAATTTCTTGACGGTGACGCTGATTTTCTGTGCCTAATTTCCCGCCTATGTATTGACCTACTCCACTAGAACCAATACCAGCTCCCAAATTACTCAAAACACGGTTTGACGTGCTTGCAATGCCGCCACCTGTATCAAGCGCGTCATAGCTGTTATTCAATTGCTGAACAACACCTGACAATTGGTCTTTAGCCTCTCCCTTTGTTTTATTCTTTTGTAATTCTTTGGCTGCACTTGGGTTATACAAAGGCATTCCACCAGCTTGCGATTGAGGCATAGTTAACGCTTCGCCGTTTGGCCCTAAAACTGTTACGTTTTTCTCAGGTCGGTTGGCTTGAATCATTTGCTGCATTTGACGTTGATTGTCAATTTGCATTTGACGCAATTCTTTTTGAGCCGCCAATCGTTCAGCTTGGCTTGCTCGTTGATCTTCCATGCGTGTTTGTAATTCCTGCGCCCGTGCTTGTCGAGCCAATTCGGATTCTTGCGCCCTAAATGCACGGTTATCAATGCGTTCTTGTTTTTGCGCTTCCAATTCGGGCATTTTTGCAAGACCTTGCATTCCCATTGAACGAACCGTGGGCGATTGACTTGCAGCCGCTAACGAGTAAGCGCCGAATTGGTCGCCTGGGGTCGCCGCTTGAGCATTCATTACCGGACCAGCTTGGTCATCAGGTAACGTTACCGCATCCCTAGCGGGTTTAGGCCGCAAAAGGTCTACGAAGGCGCTCATGTCTCTGGTTTGAGCCTCTTGCCTCTGCGTATTTAAGTCTTTTAACCCTTGCTCTGCATCACGTTTTTCTTTTCCTGCGTTGTAATTTCGCAAACCTTCTGCAAGATATTCAAAAGGGCTGGCTTTAACGTAAATATTGCCAACCATGTTGCCCGTAGGCATTTGGCGACCTGATTGTTTTTGCGCTTCTAATGCTCTTTGATAGCGTTGCGTTGCTAGTTGGTTTTCAATGTCAAAATCTTGCATTTCAAGCCTCTTTTTTCCAAGTGTAACCCCTGCGAATCTGTGGCAATAGGGTGCTAAACAAATATAAATGTCGAATGTTGCCAGTGTTTAAAACATCTTTATCACGGGGATAAAACTCTACCGCATCAAACTCACCAAATCCGCATTTGGTTTTAATGTTTTGCAGTTCGTCCCAACCTAAACCGTCTGCCATGTCTTTGCGGTTAATGTCAAGTCGAATGGTGTTTTGGTCTAAAAAAGCACACACGCAAAACGTATCATCTTCCCATACGCCAATTGACGGCTCTTGAAAGCAAGATGTAACGTGCTTGTCAGTACGAGTCATTAAAACAATCCAGCGGTAATGGCAGAAGAACCCAGATTCATTAAACCGCCCATCATTTTGTCTTGACCAGCTTGTTGGGCGTTATAGGCGTTCATTTGTTGACCGTATTGTTGGTTAGTCGCACCCAAGAAGTCAGCTCCTGGAACTGTTTGTTGCTGCGCGTAAGGCTGAAATGTTGGGTTCTGTACTTGTGCGCCTGTTCGCAAAGAATTTACTAGGTCTAGGGGTCGAGACTGTTTTGTGTAAGCCTCGTTTAACATGGCTTGGCGTTGGCTTGCGTTTAAGCCTGCCATTGACATTTGCTCGTTAAATCCTTGTTGCCGCGCCGCTTGGTCTATTCCAATGCCTTGTGCAGCCGCTTGTAAACGTAAATCATTGCCGCGCTGACCTTGCAATCCTAATTCTCGACCATAGGCGTTTGAACCTAAAGAAATACCTTGGTTTGCCAATCGGGTACGCAAAGCCTCATCTTCACCTTGTAGCGAAGGATTTAAGCGAGACATAATTGCCTCTTGCGCGGTCATCCCTGCGTTAACGGGAGCGGCAGCAAGTTTAGATTGATCTATGCCTGTGTACTGAGGCATTCCGCTTGTGTCAATGTTAGGGTTTTCCATTAACCCCTTGATGTTGCCAAAACCAGCAGAAGCCGCGTCAGCATATTGGTCTGACAGCTTTATTTGTTTATCAAGCGTTGCTTGCGCTTGAGGCGTGAGGTTCATTGTCTGCGACCATTTGCCAGTAGGGTCTTGGTTGTAGGTCAAAGAACCATACGGATTGAACTGGTCAATACGATTGGCTTTAGTCGCGTACTCAGCCATTTCTTTATTACCAGCGGCGGTTTCTACAGCAGCAGCACGGTAGTCCGGCGCTGGCGGCGGCGAAGATTTACCAGGGTAAAGGCGAACCCCTGCCTGATAGCCTGAGTGTTTAGATGGAATAAGCATAGTTACCTCTCAAATATTTACATTCGTCTTTAAAAAGACGGTACAACAAAATATCAGAATCAAGGGTAGCTTGCTCTAGCCTAGATTCTAATTTAAAACCCATGTGTTCGACAAGCCTAATGCTTTTATCGTTATCACCGTTCACTGGCACGGTAATGCGTCTGACTTTTAGCTGATTAAAGGGATAGTCAAAGATTATCCCCAAGAACCGCCTATCTGCCCATCCACCTTCACCCGCAATATGGCAAACCACGTTTGCGCCGTTGAAATCCTCATAAAGCACACCTGCGACTAGATTACCGTTTTTTAGCTTGCCAATCGCTTGACCTCGACCTTCGCACCATGAGCCGCCTGTCTTTTCTGCTACCCACGGCCCAATGATTGACGCATCAAAAAACACCATCAGTAATTCAAAATCCCGCCGTGATTGTGGACGTGGCTGACATTCATAAACCTTACCTCTGCGCCGTTATTCTGTACTTTTAAGCGAAGTGCAGCAGCGTTAGCCACTACCCCGACCGTGTGCCAGCCGCTTGTAATCGAGTTCATGCTGCCGCCCCAAACCATCGTTCCCCAGTACATCGTTCCCCAAACCATACCTGTTGGCGCTTCGTAATTGAATACACCCTCTGGCTCAGTTTCTTTAAAATCACCGCATAAGCCGTAAAGGATAGAAGGCGTGCCGTTGGACAATAGGAATGGCTTGACCATTGTGAAATACTTGTTTGTCGCTATATCGCCAAAATACTGGTAAGACATGATGACATCGGACTGAATTTGCGCGCCGTTGTCGGTGTTGCCTTGCCAAGCCTTTTGCACGCTTGTCGAATCGCCGTAAAACAGCCCATCTCGGCTATATAACCAGCACTCTGCATCCCAACCCTCGAATCGTGTCCAAGCCCCTGTAATCGTGTTTTGAGCGTATTGATAGTTTGAACCGTTACCCTTTGGCACGTTCAAAATCAGCATATTGGCTTCCTCAAATAAGCACATCTGCCAGCCGAAGTTTTGGTTGTAGAAAGTCATTTCCTCCGCAACCGTGTTTTGTATCTTGTCGGTCAGGGCGTTTCGTTTGTCAATCGTTGCGGATAACAAAGCCTTTGACAGTGGAAAAATACCACCGAAGCAGTTAATGATTAGGTCGCCAGCGTATTTAATGCCGCATCGCCGCCCAATAGGTGCGCCAACGTAGTAAACGCCAACTAGATTCCAGCTATTCGCATTGCTTGGGTCTGTACCCGAATAAACGGCAATTTCGCCCTTACTTGAGATAACGACTAAATGGTCATCGGAACCCGCACCTGCGTCTAGTGTCCAAGAATAGCAAGCCATGATGTAGCCGCCACGCCTAAAGATAGAGCCTAACGGCAATAAAGCCGCCGCCCCACTAACGCTAAGAACGGGCAAATAGGCTAACTCAAGTGAGTTTTGTTGCGTAAAAAATAGGCGGTTTTTGAATAGATTGACGTGAACTAGGTTACTCGCGCCCGTGATTGAGGCGGTTGACCAAGCCGTGCCGTTATACAAACGAGGGGTATCGACACCGTTGACACAGATCAGAAACGAGCCGCCTGGGGTCGTAATCATTGATTCTTGCCACCGTGCGCTATTTAATCCTGAGACAGCCGCAGCACCCACTACTCCGGCGGTCGTTACGTCATAGATTCCCGAACCGGATGCGGCAAAGATTTTGTTTGTACCGTCTTGCGCCGCGTACTCCATGATGGTTTCAACGGGAAAAGTGAACCCTGTCACATGGGGCACATGGCCTTTGCGGGTGGAAATGTAGGCGGGTTGCACCCACCAGTTAACCAGCTTAACAGCGTCCTCTTTTGGCATGGCGACCACAGAGTTTCTGTCGTTCAAACCGCCTACCGGACTTGGCAGGCTTGAATGCTTTGCAGCCATATTTGCCCTTATAATCAAGTTGCAAGGATAGGGTAGCTCCCGAAAATCTGAACCTGTACAGACTTCCTTGCGCTATTAATACAG